GAAGCGTACTGGATAGCGTCCTCGATGAGGCCCATCTGCATCATCTTGTCGGCACGGGCCACCTGGCTCGCACGACTAACAGGAATCACGGCCTCCAAAGGAATCTCTACCATGATCTGTCCGCCAAGGTCAGCGCCCTTCCAGGGCATACTGATGCGGGACACGCCGTCGGCCACAACGGCCTGGCGGGGCTTCTCCACCATAACTTCGTGGAGCGCCAACGACATCTGAGCAACTTCGTTCCAGATACGGACCGTCTCCTTGATAAGGCGGCCTACCGGGCTGGAGTCGTTCTCTGCGAGAATCGACAACCCCAAGCCGGACTCAATGTTTGGGGGGGCTTGCCCCCTTGACACGTCGTGCACCCCCATCAGGTCATCGATGATCCCGGAGAGCATGCCGGGCATATCCCTAATCCAGCTCGTAAGCTGGGCGGGAGTCAAGTAGTCAGGGGCGGCGCTGCCGTCCGGGTACTCCAGGATCTCGCCAGGAAGGTCAGAGATCGTGTTGATGTAGTCCACGGCCGACGAAGGCACCACGAGGCGGGCCGTACCGGCGTCCCGCAGATGCTCCAGGAGGTTAGACCAGGTTGCGTTGAGAGCGACCTGGATGGGCCGTACATCGTCCAGGAACGACGCACCGTACCAACGGTTCTCAATAGTCGTTTCAGTACCCACAGCGATGTTGAGGCGGTCCTTGAAAGGGAACGGCCATTTCTCTACGTGCTGAACTATTTTGCCGTCCACCTCTACGAGTACGACACCATCCGGGTTCAACGGGTTAGGTCGCTCGTAGTAGGTGTATACGGCGGTTCTCTTTATCGTATTTGAGCCGTTGCCGTTACTATCACCAACAACCCTGTGCATGTAAGGATCTAAGCTTGTGGTAGACGACACCGCAGGCGGTCCATCAGGAAAGCACTCTTCAAACATGGAGTACACTTGATCCTGGGGTAACGCCTGCTTTCGTATCCAGTACCGAGCCCGGCTACCGTCACCGGTGTGGCCGGGCTCAATGGTGAAGTCTCCGAGGGGCAGCACTGTTTCGACCGTAGTCTCGTTAGCTGCGTCCCAATCGACGGAGATGGCGGCGGTGCCACCCTTCACCAATGCCGTGAGATGCTTTTCACGGAGAGATTCCCATTGATGGGTTTTGCGTAGGTCTTCGACTACCGCTTCGCCAAGCTTAGCTGCTTTAATGGTAGCGTCATCGAAAGAAGATGGAAGGTTCTCAAACGACAGCTCCCGCTGCGTAAGGTTCGCCATAATAACCCGCATGTTAGCTCGGGTCCGGTTGACGGTAGCTTGAATGCGGTCACCTTCAGACGCCACATTATCGATACCTCCAGTATTAGCTTCCCAATAAGTCCATTGGTACCCCAGAAGAAAGCTGTGGTTCAGCCAATAGTTCCGCAGTTCCTCACGAATCTCTTGGACCCCTTTGGAATACAAATCTTTAACATATTCAGAACCGTCAGCCATGACAACAGTTTACCACATCAACGACGCCAGAGCGCCTGGCGGGTCTTGAGCTTATCACGCTCAGCTGTCAGTTGGTCCTCGGTCTTCGGCTTCTGCTTCGGGGAGACCTCCTGCACAACTGCGTGGTGGCTGATAGCTGACTTGCCCACAACACGAACAAGCTCCCGGCTGAGCGACTGGTTCGCCCTCCATAATACCACTACCGAGGCACATGCCCCAACAGCCAACACAAAGACTGCCAGGAACGATATAATAATCATTCGTCCTCGTCATCGTCGTCGTCGTCCTTATGATCGTACGAGAAGACATAGTCCACCGGCTCCTCAAGCGACTCGATGACGTCCTGCAAACGGACGTTCTCCCGAGTCAACGTCATGCAAGCGTCACGAGACATGAGCAGCTCGGCTTGCGCCTGCGTGAAATCAGCGATAGTCACATACTCGGACAAATTAACGTCGCCGGGAGCAACCATACCCATCTCGTCGGCCGCCTCCGTCATACACCCGGTACAAATATCGAAGAAGCCCTCAAAATCGTCAGCCGCCGGAGGCCGGAACACACGCTCGCCACGGGATGGGCTGCCGCAGACGGCACAACTAGATCTTCCGCCCCACGACTGAAAATTGAAGTCAATAGGGTTCGGGGGGTTCTGCCAGATGCTCACGGGGGTCCTTTGGAAGTATGTTCTAAGTCTACCACACTATTTGCCTAAACGCCCCCGCAAAGGAGACCTACGGGTATGGTTCCTTCTCGCAGATTGCTTGTCCAACTTATCGTTGTGGCGAGCTATACGGCCCTCCATAGTCCCATCATAGTTAGCGTGACGGTCATTGCTAAGCATCTTAGAAAAATCCTTACACACATGCCAGGCGTAACCACCAGCATCCACCATATCGTCATGTGTGCCATGAGGGAAACTCGTGTGCTCCTCCAAGAACTGCGACACCCAATCGCCCCGCTTCGGCACCAGCACCAAACCATTAGCTGCAGCTTGCCCGTAGGCTAACGCACGAGACACCTTATCCCGGTCCGGTTTTAGCAACCGGAACGTAATGTTAGTGCCCCGCTGAAGCTCCTGCAACAAAGCCTTACCGGACGCCACATCCTCCACACCTACGAACGTAGGGTCCCACCTCGACGTGTTGTTCACCAGCCAGTCCCGCAGATCGGGGGCCTCGACCCGGACACGGTCCACGTGCACCAGGAACAGGCGCTGCGTCGTCCGATCAAAGTCCCACACAGCGTAAACGCTGTAATCCGACCACGTGTTCGTCGTATAGGCCGTATCGACCGTAGAGTACCGTATACAGTCCGTGACCTGCACTTTATGGAGCCCGTCGTGGTCCTCCCACGTGTACACCCCCGAGTCGGCCGTGTAATAATGCCACCTCGGAAACAGGCCCTGGTCCCCCATCGTAGGGTTCCCCTGGAACATGGCAGCAAACCACAACGGGTCCCGCTCCTGTCGGCTACGAAGCTCCGAAGCGGTGTACGCTGCGGGCCACAGCGCCTCGCCGATCTCCCGGCCCAACGGATCGTCCTCCACGGCCAGCGCTGGCAGCCGAATCATGTGCCAGTCAGGGTTAACCTGCTTCTTGTCGTCGTAAATGTAGCGGCCAGCAATATCGTCCTCGTGCCACCGGGTGAACATCATGATCTGGACCGGCAAACCCGTGTGCCCCATGCGGGTACCACGAGTATCGAACACCGACTCGTACCATTCGGCCTTAGATTGGCGTTGAGCCTCCGACAACGCCTCCGCAGCGTCCTTAAACGGGTCATCAATGATCCCCAACTGCCAGCCGCGGCCCGTCAACGAACCTCCGGTACCAACCAAATACATGTTAGCGCCCGAAGAAGAGAAATGTAAGTGGTCAGCGGCGTGCCGGTCCCCGTTACGGAGCACAAACCCCAACTTCTCCTCGTTCTCCAGCAGTCGTTGACGCAGTTTCTTGCCCCACGACACAGCGAACGTGTCCGAATACGTGGCGAACGCAACATCGGCGTCCTTATACCGCATCCAATACCACAACGGCAGATGTTCCGTCACAATCCACGACTTTCCGTGGCGGGGCGGAACAGCGATACCCAGTTTGAACACCACATGCTCGCCGGTTTCGGGATGTTCGCCCCAAAATTCTTCGATATCGTCCATAGCGCCGAGCTGGTCCGACCCGAGGGCCGGAATTGCTGGCCCGTCCGGGGACGTTCGGTAATACCAGTCAGCTTCCGGGCCAGGGCCGGACCCGTAAAGCCTGAGCTCTACCAGTGCGACTATTCGGTCGTTAATGTACTCTAGATGCGGGGTTCGTTTCGTTTCCGGCGACACCCAGCACGCCAAGTCCAGCGGCGACAGCTTAGCGAGGTCGTATTCGAGCTGATGCTTGTACAGCTTAAACTCTGACGCCGTTAAGAGCGCCACATCTTCGGGGGAAAGAAGCATCGACATCGGTTACCCGATTCGTGTAATGTTCACCGTCGTACTAGCGCCGTTAGCGATGAGATACACTTTAGCGCCCGGGTCCGTCAACTGAACGTCAACCGACCCGTACTGGGCGGACAGAACCACGCCGTTAGTAAGCGACGCAACGTCGCTGCCGCCAACCGTAACAATCTGCGAGGCGTGGGTGTTCTGGAAGCGCATAACCTCCGGGCTAGAATGCGACGCCCGATTAGATGCCGTATAGGCGGGCAGTACGCTAGTACCCACCGTAAAGGTGTCGCCGTGAATAGGTTCAGAGATCGTAACTTCAGCCATATCTACAGTCTACCACACTCGTTCTGCCCGGGCCAGAAATAGCGCTCACAACGGGAAAGGCCCCGCATATGCAGATGCAGGGCCCCTCCGTTCAATAATTATTTTTTT